TGAGTTACCGCTGTTTGCTTTTCGAATCTCAGGCTTCTGCCCAAGGTTCCCACTGATGATCACTTTATTCATGATCGCTCCTCTGTTGATTTGAAAAGATCAAGTGCTTCCGATTTGAAGTCATTGTCCCTTCGTTGTTGAAACATGTTTTGTTGGTTTCGATACCTTTCCCATGCATCACTTCCTCCGTTCGAACCGGGAAATAAGTCACAGAACTCATCGTCATATTGAGCGTTAAGAACAGTAAACAACCACAACCAAAAATCTAACGGCTTTGCACCAGTCAACCCTTTCTGCAAGGTAATGTTGCAAGATACAAAGTCTGGTATCGTTTCCATTGTCCTGGTTCGTTTTCTGCCCCCACGCACGATCACAGGCTCCCATGCATATGCAGGGTTCACATTTGGCTTGAAGCTGCAAAATGGTTTTACCCAAGCCATCACACGAACATCGTCAGGACAAAACGGCAATAGAGTGTGAAGAGTGGTCGAGCTCAACGAATAGGCCCAACCATCAGGGAACTCATCCACTAATCTCTCAATCAAACGCTTATGCTCGTTTGGATCATCCCAAATCAACGCATCGGGGTGGTTCTTTGCGTATAGTTTTCCACAACCCAAGTATGGTGGGTCAGCGTAAGCGAACTTCATATTCGATTTCCAGCAGCAGCTTCTTCAATCATCTTTTCAACATCATCGAGCAGCAACTCCACAGTAAGACCTGAAGCGTTGCACTGTGTGCATTTACGCAGCCTTACAGTAAACTCTGATGTGTACCAAGCAACCACCTTTTCTGCTTTCCTTACCTCTGAACCTTTTCCTGGTTTCGATGGGCTTCGTGTCCCTATCACTTTTGT